ATCTAGAATTATCAGAGATTTGACTTACACCTGCTACAACAAGGTTTGGTGTTTTGTTAGGATATGGTAACGCTGGTACAGGTCCCACTCCAGTTCTTGTTTCAATACTTTTGGTATATACTGATGATTCTCTGTTCCAGTTATTAAGATCATAATCATCTCCCACAGATTGAACACCTGGGAATACATATTGAGATCTATCAAGTTGTCTTTGTTTAATACCTAGCGTACCAGTTAGAGGATTAGTAGCAGAATTCTGTATAGCTTCACTATAGTCATAGCTAGATATAGAATTAAAAGAATATGCAAAGTTTCTTCTACTAACTCCATTCACATATATCTGTAAGTAAGATTGATATGCTGTGAACATGGCAGTGGCATTGAACCCACCTAGATCAGCAATTGCTCTACTAGAATTCAAGGCATCTATCTGTGCTTGTTTAGTAAGAAGCTTGTACATTGCGTGCTCCTTCACTTGTACAAAGTGAGCTCTACCAGCTCCAAATAATACACTCTCCAACTTAAGAACATTACCTAATGTAGGTTGTCCAAAAGAAGTTTCTGGTGAATTAAATACTTGTCTGTATGGTGACTCATTATTATTAAATCCATCTAACTGAGCAGGATAACATTCAGTATTTTTATTGTTATTATTAGCAACTATTGTGTATCCTGTGCAACCACTAACACGTACAGGAACAGTAGAAGAATTTACTGTAATTGACGTACCTTTTTGTACAGTGATATTTGTCAAAGATTGAGTGATAGGATCTGTATAGCTAAATGCAGGTGGACCACCAGCACAAGCAAGTGGAACAGTAATTGTGTAAGCTGTAGCTGTAACATTTGTAAATGTAGCAGCTCCACTATTTACAACAGGAAGTGTAATAGAACATATCTGAGTTGTTGCTGTTGTAAAAGCAAAAATTGCTGTCTGTCCAGTGTTGCAATCTGTATATTGTAAATTACCATTAATAGTTGCTGTCACTTTGAATGTATCACATTGAGAATTATATGCGTTGCTTTTCTCAAGTAAGAAAGGATCTTCGTTAAGATCATTATAAGGATAGTTTGGATAGTAGTAAGGAGTTCCTTCTCTATCATATTTACCCACGTTTCTAAGGATGCCCTTAGCAATAATAGATTTATTTGTACTTCTATTACCTCTCACTATCTTAAATCCAACAATAGAGGCTTTCTCTGCAGCTGTTAAACTAGATGCTTGGATGAGAAATATTACTTGTTGTACATCTATCTTTACACCAATTGGATATACAGCACTAGCTGATTGCATTGTTGGTTGTATCTGTCCACCAGAATATATAATAGGAGCACTCTCAAAGTGAGGACTTACAAGTACATCAGGAAATTTATGATGTCTAATTGGTTCATTAGCAAGGTCTCCCCATACATCCACATTACATGGATACAGATCTGTAGATTCCCAATATGCAAAGTCTCCAGATTGATATGGGTATGCATCTCCTATCTTTTCAGCATCTGTTGTAGGAACAGGATATGTAGCTGTTACACTAGCTGTATTATATATTTTCCAATAAGGAGCACTAGTTCCTTCTCCAATAAAGTCATTGTTAGTATTTGGTACAACAATTAAATCATTAGATGTTGATGCTCTACCAGGAATATGGAAACCATCTGTTTGTTTACCATTGTCTAATAAAAAGACTATCTCAAATGCATATACCTCATCTCTTAAATAACCTCTAAGATTGGCAGTGTAGAAGCCATCAGCATACGTATTGTTAGCTGGTAGCTTATATGTCTCCCATTGAAGTTGAATTTGATTAGCAATACCTTGATAGTTAATTCTATCAATAGATGTGAGGTTATCCCATACAATAACATCCTGTACGTTTGTAACATCTTGAGCAATATCATAATAAGCAAACTTCTCAAGTATGTCATTAAGACTCAAAGGAATTTGAGTTATGTTCTGACCTGTATAAGTGATTGTTCTAGACTTATCTTGTATGTTGTAAGTTCCTACAAGTTCTACAGTGGTGCCATTATTTATTGTTTTAATAACAGCCAAGTTAAAGTATTGGAAGTATCCTGTAATATCTATGTCACTGATACTCAACACAATAGAGTTTCCTACAGAGTATTGAAAGTCAGGTGTTGTTATCTCTGTGTTTGCAATAGATACAGGATTAGTAATTGAGTAGTATGATGTATATGCATCTCCTGATGCATTACAATATTGAATAGCAAATTGATAAGCTCCTGCTTTTAAATCTCCACCTACAACAATATCAGTAACATCTAAGTTAGGAATTGTGAAGTTAGGTTGCACCTTTAACTTATTACAGTCTAACGTTGCTTCAATATCTGGATCACAATTTTGATCACCTGTAAATATGGTGATGTATGGAATTGAATCAATATTAATATATCTTCTTGGATTAAGACCATCTGTCCAATAGACCTCAGTGGTACAGTTGGTAATCTTATGTACAGCTTTATGAATAGGATAGTTGATGTCAAAGTTCAAACATGGAGAATTTGCACAAACTGTTAATTCTGTATCAGGGATTGGAGTACATAATAAATGATATACACAGTCATTGTTATTCATATACCCTATCTCACTTCCTCCTGTTTCAGGATTAGCTAAGAAGAAGATGTGTTTATTTTTCTCTTGAATGAAGTGTGTACCAATAAGTTGGTAGCCTTCAGGGAAATCTAAACAAGCTTCATTTGAAGGTTCATTCTGATAGTTTACAGAATTAGAGTCAAAGTTCTCTAATGCTGCGTTTAGGGCATAAGAAAGTTTCCCCTTCTGTATTTGATTTACAGAAGAGTCCATGTCTAGTCCCACTCTACCAAGATTAAATTCTTGTCTTACACTAGAGGTGCCTTGATTATCTGTTCCATCCATGTCCATATCTTGAGCTTCTGTTTGGTAATTCATATTGTGCAAAACGTTGTAAGTCATTTCTTACACGTCTTTGCTTAGTCCATGCATCCTGTTTCTTAATCTCAATCATTGCCATTATAAAAGCCTCATCATGTAATGCTTTATAGTAAATTAGCTTCTGTTGTATTTGTTGGAATGTTTCATCAGTTAGCTGATTAGACAATGTTTCAAACACTTTATATTTAAGGAATGCCTCAACAAACTCTCTAATACGATAGTTGTCTGGAATCATTTGATTACCAACACAATCATACTCTGTAGCATAGAATATTAAATGCACCACTCCATTTCTGAAGTTGGTAACAAACTTATTATCTCTAATATCAAAGCTATCATAACCAGCAGATCCTGGAGTAAATTCTCTAATAGGAGGAGCAGTTTGATAAAACTCCCAAGCATTTGTATAAGTTACATCACAGTTTTGTCTTGCAGAAATGTTACCTGGTTTTAGCAAGTATTCATGTGTGAAAGCTCTTGTTCCTTGTTGATTAGTTTTATATACAGCAGGAATGATTACAGGTAGACAACTACCATCACATTGAGGATTGATACAACCATGATCATGTTGACAATCTACGCAAGGAGTACCACCCACTGTTACAGGAGTTACCTGTATTGTGGTTTGTGAAACTGCTTGAGAGTAGAATGAATTGGCTGTTTGATATGGATAGCCAGCTGTTGATGTACACATCCAAGCTTCTCTTACAGCGTAAAAGTTATCTGGGAGTCTAGCTTCAAAGTCTTCTACATATAACACCTCTTCACTAATAACATAAGTTGCCCTACCTAACTTCTTAAGACATTTGTCTAAGTAGGTGGGAAACAATAAATCATCCACTGCTCCTGTGTCAAAATAAGACTTTAACTCTTCCTTAACAGTTGAATAAACTGGATCAGGAGAGACAAAGTTATACTTGTAATAATATGACATGTTATTTTATTTTTTCCACTCACAGTAAATGTTTTGGTATTTACTGTCAGTTTTTATGTAATGGGATAGTAATCTAGATGTTGTACGAGAGGGCTTGAAATACCAGAGGTCTATGTTTCTTATTCTTGTAGATTCTTTGAACCACATCCAACCAAAGAAAAACCCTTCTGTATGATAGTTGAAATTGTATATGCGTTTACCTTTCTCCTTAGTCTTTTTCCAATCTATAGGTAAGTTAACTACTTCTTTACCATCAACAGTTTTTAGTTTTCTCCTTTTCTTTTTGTTGATGGAAAACTCTCCAAAGCCAAAAGGAAGTCTTGCTTTCTCTCCTGTTTCTAGAATGTAGTTTTTAAAATACTCATTGTATGAGTATATGATGTTCTTCCACTGATCAAATGTAATTTTTAAAGTGGGATTCTTATTGCAAAAATTATTGTAGTTTTCTTTACTAGAACTTCTCCAATCTATCTTTGTACGCATTAGTTGCTTGGTTTTACAGCATTTGGTGCCTGCCCATCTGCACCATCGTCAGATATATCTGTTTTAAGTCTAAAGTAAGTAGATAACAACTTTTGAGAAGTGAGCTCTAACACTTGCTTCTCTAAATATCCAGGGCAGCCATATTCCTTATCTAAAGGATTCATACAGATTTCTTCTGTAGGATATACTATACTACCACAGCCACACTCAGGAAACATTAGTTCATTAGGTACATCTTCTTCAAAGAAAGCAGATATTCTTGTTGCCTTTAATAATGGATTGTTAATATATAAATAGCCACCATTAGCTATCCAATAGTATTGTTCATTCTTTATAATAGGAAGTTTCAATAAGTTTAAATACCTATTGATTGTAATCTCTTTAAATCTTTTACCTTGACCACCCATAGCGTTGATAGAATATACACCCTGAATTACATATTGATAGTTTCCTTCAGATATGCGAGGAAGTTTATATCTGCTTCTTGCTACATTGCATGGATCTACAAATTCACAACATTCAGAAATAGGAACCTCTACCATCTCTAAACAAGGGATGGTAGTAAATAAAGTATCAGTGGCCCAAAGCTTTCTAAGATTTGTTTCACGCTTAACCAATAACTGTGTGTTGTTCTTAATCTCAGATGCCACCACCCTATCAGTGATAAGGTTATCTGTGGATAGCAACTTGTGCATTCCACGTACATCTGAAACTAATTTCCTTAATGTTGCCATTATAAATACTGTTTGAATATATTTGTCATTCCATCAGTCTCATCTATCAAGAATGCTGTCACTTCTGCTTTAGACATTACGTGACCATTCTTATCATCCCAAAGACTCTTTGCATTTGAGAATGCTGGAATTTGGTAAAATTTAATACCATTAAAATCATGACTCACCTCGTGGTGTTTGTCTCCTGTAAATATATAGAAGTTATCATAATCAGACCAGTTGTTCTTAAACTCAATTGGAAATATACCAGCAAGCTTTACAGGCTTAATAGCATCTCCATGGTTAAACATCATTGCTGTATTACCATATCCTATGTATTTTCTATATTTAGGGCTGATGTTAAAGTCAGCTCTTTCTTCTTTTCTAAAATACGTTTGTAACCAATTAACCATATGCCATCCTACAAACTCATCATGATTACCAGCTACATACACTACGTTAACATTTTTAGCATATTGTAATAACATTGTAATTACAAGTATTTCATGATTACATATCTTAAGAAATCCTTCATGATATGTACCTATATTAGTTTGAGGAGTTCCTTTTGTAGTGTTGTTAGTATGCTCACTGTTAAACTCATCTGAACCAATTATGTAAGTGATGTGATCTAGATTGTTAGATAGTTGAGCTTGAGTTAAAATAAGTTCTGTTTTAAACATCATTCTAGCAAACCTTTCTTCTATATCATTATTTCCATCTATGTCAAACTTATTCAAATGTGAGTCTTGTTTATTAATAACTAAACAAGCATGTTGCTTAGTTGGAACAAACTTAGGACTTATAACTGCTTGACTTACAGGCTCATATGAAGCTAAAAAGTCTACAAAACTATCTTGAAAAACTTGCTCTGTAGACTTCTTTCCTAACCATGCTTTGACTTGCCAATGAGGATTTCCACCATTCCCCCAGAAGTTTTGTACATATTTAGTTATTTCCCATTTCTCTGTATCTATCTTACACTTATTAATTAACTCATCTAAGCTCTTTACTTCTTCGCTAAAATTAGCTACCACCTCTCCTGTACCCTTTACAAGGTCTTCTGTAAACTTAACAACCCTATCTTCTAAGTCTGTTATATAGTTTCCAATCTCTGCATTTTCTTGAGCCACCTCTTCATTTCTTAGTTCTTTTAGTAAATCATCAACCTCTAATTCTGTAATTCCAAGCTTATCAGCGTAGAACTTCTTGCTCTTTTTCCAATGTAGAATGTCTTCTAACTGTTGTAGTAAGGATTGGTTTTCAGGCATATGTAGCTAAGTTTAATTAAAATTAGCGTAAAGATAGGAACTATTTCTGATATACCCAAAAATTTACTAACTAATTTAATTATATAGAATAACTTTTTTTGTTAGAGTTAAAACAAAAACCCCCAGCCTAGAAAGGCCAGGGGGTACTCTGTAAACCAACAAACAGGGTTTTTGATATATTAAGTGTTAATCTATTAACAGCTTACATAGTTTGTAAGTTCTCCATTAACATCTACTTCCACTGCATAATCAGTACCACTTCTGGTTAATTTTCTCCATCCCACTGAACCAACAAATGGTGTTGTCAAACTTGGACTATCATAGAAAATCATTGTTACAATAGGAACAGTATATCCAGGTAAAGCATAAACAAGACTTGTTGTAGTTGAACCACTACAAGCACTAGCAGAACTACCTGTAGCTGAGTTATCAATTGTATATTCCACAGGTCCTGCTGCAGTAGTTGTTGTACTTGTTGTACTAGTACTAGTAGATGTGGTAGATGTAGTTGTTGTGGTGGTTCCTCCAGAAATAAGCATGTCAAGAGAGTTGGTACATGTTGCCAAAGAGGTCACTCTAATAATAGTAGCTCCATCAGGTACACCTGTTAGGCTGTATCCTGCTTGTAATGCTGCTTTTGATATACCAGAAGCTAAGGGTGTAGTGTATCCATCTGCATCTGAATAGATGTCAAATGGGCCTGTATCTGCCCCAGCTAGGGTTAATGTTACTAAGACTGTCATTTTTTAAATTGATTTTGATTGGTTATGGACATTGGCTCAATAAATTACAAAGAGCAGTTTGTAATTGTACACTATTTCCAATAGCAGTTAAGATTGTTTGGGCTAATAGTGTTGGATCTAAATCAGCGTCTATCTTTTGGAGAGCCACTGTTAAGTTATCATTTGTTTCTATACCTGTATTAGGAAGATTAGGGCCTGTGTATTTTATATTGTTTGTACCAATACAATATACAGGACCTGCAGTTTGTCCTTCTGGGGTATAACATGGATTATAAATATTAACCATTTTTTTCTATTAAGGGATGTACATTATATAATATGCAGCAATTACAGGTTGTATGTTTAAATGAGCTCCATCATTACCTGTAGGGTCAACTGTTATAGCCACATTATTAGGAGCATTGGAAGTCACTGTAATTCCAGTGGTAGCTGTTGTTGTTTGAACATTAAAAGGGCTTCTGTTTACAATACCAATATTACCAGCACTATCCCAACCTTCTGGTGAATTGCCAAGATAATGACTATGACCAGGGTCGTTCAATGTAACAGTTGCTGTACCTAAAGCATTATGTGAGTGGGCTGGCAATTGTGAAGGAATAAGCACTATTGTGTTTGCTCCTGCTGTACCAGATAAAGCATAGTTAGGGTTGCCAGCAAAAGCAGGATTAACAGCAGCATCAAGACCAATTCCTACAGGAGGTACACTAGCAATAGCTCCTACAGCAACACGTCCTCTTTTATCAGGAGTGCCATTTAAGCCATTGCATAGATACACCTTGTTGAAACCATTTGCTGGAATACCAGCACCTGTTCCATCAAAGTCAGTCAATGACCCATAATATTCATATGCTACAAAAGGAACCATCTTTGAAGACTGCTGGGTAGAACCACCTGCTTGACTAGCTAAATAAGCAGCAATTAAAGCATCTAGGTCTGCAAGCTTAACATAGTTTGTATCTAAGTCTAAAGTAAGAGCAGCTAAGTTAGCTTCAACTATACAAAGCTTTGTTATAACAGCTTGTAATACAGCATGTGTATCACTAGAGTCTGTTACACCACTTAGACAGTCTACATCATAATCAGCATTCAATATAGCAATTTCAGCTTCTACAGCATCAACTTGTACTTGTAAATCACAAGCAGCTCTTACTAAAGCAGACAACACCTCAACTAAGTTAGGTGTTCCTACTGGTAAGTATTGATCTACTAGTTCACAATAATAAGCAGGATTGATAGTTATGTCAATACCTGTTCCATCTAAGAAGGAAACAACAGTATCAATTAATATATTCTCTACAGTGAGCAATGAGTCTCCTGTTGTAATACCCAATGCTTCAGAGCCAATACCTGTATATCTAACACATTGATCAGATACAATCTCTACACAGCCATTATAACAGGCATCACAAGGTCTTATTGTTGTACTGGTAGAAGTGGTACTTGTAGTAGTAGTAGTAGTAGTGGTATCTTCTGGCATTTTATAATTTATTTATGAATTAAAATTTTAACTCTACTAGCTATTCTTTGTACAGAGAAATGGTTGGCATAGTCTGGATTACAATACTTGTATGTTAGTATTCTTTTGTAATTCAACAACTCACCAATTGGACTACACGCAAGGCTATAGTTCATAGAGAATATGATATTGTTATATTGAATCTTAGCTAACTCAGTTAGCTTATAGTCAATATCTTGAAGCAAGACAGGGATGCTTGCACATTCTATACAGTTAGTTAATCTTGGCTGCAACATATTTAATAAGGTTTGTAGCTTGTTTAACAGCAGCATTGCATGCTGAACATAAGCCATTAATCAATTGACATCCACAACCAAATTTAGCTCCACAGTTTCTACAGTTTGCCATATTAATAAAAGTTAATGATGTAATTATTTCCAGAACAACCACAGTTGCTCCTAATAAAATTGTTTAACATATTATTTGCTTGCATATAAAGCTTATTAGCAGTATCTATAGCACAGTTGTTTGCAGCAGCTATTGAACCTGATATCATATAATAGATGCTAGTCAATGCCACTTTTGATTGTGTTTTGATAGCAAGATCACATTCCATTAAATCAAGTTTCATAAAAGCATTATCAAACTTCTCTTGTATAAGCTCAGTACGCATGATGTTTCTTTCTACATGATACGTAATAGCAGGTGCCACTGTATACCTTAGATAGTATATACCATCTGGTAGAGGAATTAATGGTTCACCTACAAGACTAAGTCCTAAAGATGTAGAATTGAATATATTAAAGTCATTTGGAACAAATGGTAAAGATACCACTCCAAAATTGGGTACTGTTATTTCTATTGTAGGGGAGCTCACAACAGGAGGATCTGTGTCATATGTTGAAGCGTCAGCAATACCTAGTGTTAAGGTATTGTAAGTTGGTATTACCAATATATCTAAGACCATGTTATTTAAAATAAAAATGCCAGAGGATTTGAGAATATCCTCTCACCCTCTGGCATAGGTTAATATGATAACTACCTTACTATTAAGGAATTAAAGTAGTTGTTGTTGAAGTACTAGGCCATACAGTTGTAGTGGTAGACGTTGTTGTAATACAAGCGTTATCACTAGCAACAGTTCCTAAAGCAGCTTCTAATATAGCTTCAATTGCAGCACTTAAGCTCTGAGGACTAGCTATAATTACAGTGCTATCTTCCATAATGTAATCACCCCATTGATAAGCTGACTTGTCATACTCGTTAAACTTGATGTAGTAGGTATCATAGGTAGTACCATCTGTTACCCAACTTTCAAAGTTTTCATTATAACCAGCCATTCTGTAAAGATGCTTTAAGTAACCAGCTTGGTAGCTATAGAAATTCTTTTCTAATTGTTGAATTTCTGCAGAAGTACCTAGAGGGTAGCTAGAGCGTTGAGTGATAACAGGTTCAGCAACAAAGTTACATCTGTCAGCCACAATAAAGTCAGCAGTAGTTGCAGGACCAGAATACACAAATGTGCGGAAGTAAAATCTGTCATACTCCCAAGGGAATGCAGCAACGTCACATGGTTGACCATATTGAGTTAGAGGCTTACCAGAGATAACTAATTTAGCACTAGCATTGTTACCAACTCTTTGGAATTGATAGAAAGTGTTAAAGCTAATGTTGTCTGGGTTATCACCAGGAGCTTGTTGTGTTAACTTGATGATAAATTGATCAATTAATGCAGGAACGTCTACATCAGTGCAAGGATCACCACCACAATCACAACATGGAGCTTGTACAGTTACACTACGAGTGAAACCATTGAAGTATAATGTGTCAACGTAAGAAGAGTGACCACGTAACGTTAATGTTACGATCTCACCACATTTTACTGTCCAATCACCAACTTCAGTTACTTGGTTAGCTACTGTAGCACATCCTGTAACTTTGTACCATTCTGTTACATTAGATTTGCAAGAAGAACCTGAAGGACATCCAGAAATTTTATCTGAACGCTTAGATCCTTGTAAATAAGTGTTTACTCTACCTTGAGCTGCATAAAAATAGGGGGATGCTGCAATGTTACCAGCGTTAGCCACTGTATAATCACTACGAAACAATCCAAATTGACCAGCTGTTAAATCTTGTGTTGAGCCAGAGCTAGGTAAAGTATTGCCTACTGGTACAACAAAGAGCGTGGTTAGGGAAAAATCTGCCATTTTGTTTTATTTTAAATTGTAAAAAATTACTCGTTTGTTTGTATTCTATATATAGAGCTTTGAACAGCAGATTGATTTTCTGTGTACATTGCTAAATTTTGTACTGTAAGATCTAGTAACTCATCTTCAAGATAGGTTTCTAGTTCACAAGGAGAATCAATTGAATTTGTGCCATCAAATCTAACGTACCCAACTTTATCTATGTATTGTGGGTAACGCATATATGAAATGTATATATTAGTTGGTGTAAAAGTACCATCTGTAAATATAGAGATTTCATCAGAAGATAAGGAATTGAACGTTTCTTGATATTCAAAAGATGGTCTATAGTGAGTGTTAGTTAAACAAAACTGTAGATCACCATGTTTAGCAAGATCTCTATTAATCCAAATCTTTCTATCTGTACACACTCCCTTGTCTGCCAATACATAACTATCAATATAGAACATGTATTTAGGAGTGAGTAAATGTATGTTTGCAGACCATTGATTTAATTCAGCGTTCTTAATTGTTAAGTTAAGAGGCTGATGGTTATAGGTCAACACCAGACTTTGTAGGTCTTCATAACGCTTTTTAAAAGAGTCTAGACCCATTCCTGATACAGTACTAAAACCATCAACCTTTTGCTTTATAAGTTTTATCTGAGCTTCATTCAACGCTAGAATTTTATCTTCTAGGTTGATTTGTTGATGTTCATTTGTTGATAGTTTATTTAGTTTCTGATCAATTTTGTATAATAAACTATCTACAGGGATCATAATGCAGCTATTTTTTTACCTTTTAATTTACCTTCTAAAATCAATAATTGATCTTGATTATCATCATCTGCTAAGAACTTAACTAAATCATCTTCATCCTTAGCTATTTCAAACTCACCTTCATAGATCTTACCATTTGGTTTAGCTCTATATACTGAGTGAGCAACTGCTTGTTTAACCAAGTCTTTAATATGGAGTAAGTTTTCCTTCATGTCTGCAAATCTGTTAAACACCTCAATTGGACTTAACCCTTGATATTTGCCATTCTTGAATTCTGTTTGTTTTAATAGGTTATCCACCTGATTGTATACAGATTCTTCTTTTGAATCATCTGATATTGGAAGACCAAGTAGACGAGCTACCTTCTTCTTCTTGTCAGGAGTCATATCATCAAACTTGATGATTGCTTTATTAATAAGTTGTTTCTTTTTAAAGATCACTTTACTTTCAATCTCATCATCAGCAACATAATATTGAACGTCTGCTGGATATTCACCACGCTCCCAAGCTTGATAGCTAGAAGCAATTGTTGGATGAACTCTTAACCATGAGAATGCTAATTCTTGTAATGGAATACTTAAGTCATAATAATTATCACCATCTGACAATTTAACTGGTTGTACGTGCAGAGAGTCATCAACAGAAGTTGATAAGCCATAATTCCAGAACTGAGCACGAGGATTTAAATCAACGTTCAAAGCATCTTCAAGCTTTTGTTTTAATTCTGTTACTCTTTCAATCTCCATCTCTCTTTCAAGAGGATCAGAGATTCTTCTGATGTAAGCAGCTTTAGGATCTAACCCTGTTCTGTACTGACCATCTAACTCTTTGTAAGGATACTTAAATACACCTGTACCAGGGATTCTTGTGTAACCTTTCATTGCAAGTCCACCTTGCATTGTCTGCAATTGTGAATTATTGTACTCTTTCTTAATAGTAGAGATTTTTCCTATCTTACCCATATGTAGTTGTTTTTTTTTGGTTTATTTGCAGATGGCTCCCATTGAAGGGAATGCAGTGGGGCATGTAGCCCAAACTCATCCATCTGTGTGAGAAGACTCCCCCACTGGGAGGAGTGGGGGGGAATTCTTCTCTGTATTTGTAGAGCGTAGTTCTAACCTTGCTCTAGATTTTTAGAATTGTGGTATTTCCTCAATCAAGACTGTACGAGACAAATCTTCAATGAACACATCACAACGATCTTTCATCCATAATTCATAACCAGGGAATTTGTTCGCAGAACTCATACCTTGAGACTTAGCAAAGCCTAAGTGGTGACGAGTACCATCAATATAACCCCAAGTCATAGAAGGAGCACCCTTCATACGTACTTCACGAATGTTGTTGATCATTGAGCCATCGCTCATAGGAGATACATCAAACACCATGAATACAGGTGTGCTTTTCTTGTTCTGTCCAAATTCTAGGTTTGTTTGAGGAAGATCTAATTCTTTTAAGTGAATTAGTTCAACACGACCTGTTTCACGTGTAACCATTGCATCGAATGCAAAGTTGTAAGTGATGTGTTGACCTTCTCCTTGTAAATAACGATTACCAGAATCAGCCATGAAAGTAAGACCAGAATTTAAAGCATCTGTTTTTAAAGCTTGTTGGAATACGTCAAAGCCAGCTTCATTAGTGTACATTTTAACACGTCTGTCTTTAACATCCACACGTCTGTAGAATAAGTCACCAAATACAGCACGAATCAAGTTAGCTGTAAACTCACCACGATTGTATTGTACTAAGTTACCATTGTTACGCATTCTGTGATATACACCAGCAGAAGTA